CGGCTGGCGTTAAGCGTATTGTCAAACTCAACAACATGCCCTCCCTCTGATCTGTATACCTTATTATTATTTGGATCCGCCTGAGCTTCCTGTGGCATATCTAATGTGCCATCTGGTTGTGAGGAAGCAATTGTTCCCATTATAACTGGATCCTGAGCGCTACTACCATCCCTAAAGAATCCGATAACCCATGACCCTATTACTAGCTGATGGTTCGAGCCAACACCTTTATGTCCAGCGTTAAGCGTTGAACCCATCACAGTCGCCAACGGCAGAGACGCCGTAGGTACCTCTCCTTTGTCGTCCGAATGGTATCCTATGGCTCTGACTCTCACACGGTCTAGCCCTTCGAGATCTGTGACGTCCTCTACAATGCCTGTGAACCAACAAAAGTGGCCACCTACAAATTGATCATTATTTAGTATCATATATTAATTCTCCTGAATCTTTCTGTATTACAAGGTCCATAAAATAGCCTTCATTAAAGGTATGCGCGATCTCAGTCACTAGATATTTACCAGAGAGTGCCTTATCAATACCACTACCATCGGCGTCAGGTTTTTGACGATAGACGTTTAGATGTATTTTATGTCCTGCACTGAGATCAAAGTTACCTGGCACATTTATCTCTAATGTGTTTTGATTTAATAGATGCTTCTGCGCCTGTGCCTTTTGTAGTTGTACATCTGATTGACTATAGTAGTTGTTACCATTATACTGTTTACTATTCTTAGATATAAAGTAGTTCTTGGCATTAAAGTGTTCATTAAGGGCCTTTGATTTGATCTGTGTATTATCGTTATATACATTAATAGGATGTTGATTGAGACTCATTAACTTTTGTTGTTCACTATTAAATATATTCTTTTTATACTCTTTGGTCGATATATCTATTTCATGTAGAGTGCTAGCATAGGCGCCACTAGATATATCGCTATACCGTGCTAGTCCGTATGTATCACTCTGCATGCCGCGCACTCTTAATCTTTCTTCCTCAAAGCCTTCCGTGGTCTCAACAGGTTTAGTCTGATATCTAGTCAGGTTATATGAGTCTACAATATCGTCCTCTAGCATCTCCTTATAACTCTTATAGTGTAGGCCATCCTTTAATGTATCATAGAAATAGAAAGGTGTGCCATTGTCATAGGAGTTACGACTAAGCCACATGATTGCATGCAGTGGACGCAACCGAGGGAATATACCTTGCACCTGCTTAGAAGAGGTCTCGTTTATATAGTGCGGAGTAGTGTTTAGATCACTCTGTACAATCTTCTTTATTATATTACCAGGAGTGCCACTAAAGGCTCTTGATAGTACAGTGACGCTTTCTGATTTCATCTGTTTAGATACACATCTAAGAACGTATGTCGCCTTACTGGTAGGCGTCTTATTATAGCTTACTATATCACTAAGGTAACACTCTATATTATACTTATGTGTCTTATTAGAAAGCTTCTGTTGTATGCCTATCGTTATCTTCTCGCCTCCTGTGATCTTTAATTGTTCTAATAGATTAAAGGTATCGACTATTCCTATGTCGTATGTTACTGTTGGACTATATAAAGATTCAGTCCCTTCAATCACGGCCGAAAGCGTTTTTATGTCAACATATATTTTTTTCTCTGGTAATATAACATTTGGATAGATTCTTATAAATGTTATATCGTATGTGGTTGGAGTGCTTGCATACCCCTCATTACTCTTACGACTAGATAGTATCATTTAGTGTATTCTCAAATTGTTCAACGAATTGTGATATATACTCTGGTTGTATCACTCGTATAAGGGATCGTTCTTCATTAATATCGTTTACATACTCACGATTAGATGTATATGCAAGGTCTTGATTGTCTGTGGCAAGAGGAGAATCAATAAAGATCTTAGGTGTTACAGGTCTTTCTTTTGTATCGCCTACTTTATAATAGTGATGTGGTGCTTCTGCGTATTTAAATACCTGATGAGCAACAACAGATGCTGATGAAGATCCTCCATCAATGTTTTCTCCTGGTGAAAATGTACCGCTGGCTGACTGAATAATTAACTGATTAAGGTCAATATTCTTTTTTGTCACCGTTCCTGATGCATTTGAGGAAGATCCAACGACAGTTTCTCCTAATCGAAAGCGCGTACCATCAACAGTATAGGTAATATTCTCTCCAGCTAAGGAATTTGTGTATTCTATGACGCTTCCATCGCTATTTGTACTAGGTTCTGGGTTCGTCGTAATGGCAAATCCTTCATATTGTACATCTAAATATGCATCTAATACTTCTTGGCTCATTGGCCATGCACGATAACCATCATGAAGGAAATCATTTATGACAAAGAAGGTCCAATAAAACTCTGATGTGCTATAAAGTCGCTGGCTTACTATATCTGGCCTTTCGCCATTCTTTATTTCGTAAAAGGTATATAACGATGGATCATCAATAAAATTTTGTAATGGTCTTACTGATTTAAATATATTAACCATTTTATTCACGCGGCCGTCTCGTTGTAAATCTACCTCGACGACTGGGAAGTTTTTAAAGAAATTCATTATCCATCTCCTTTTGCCACTGGCGATGTTTTAGCTTCTGGGAATGTTATATTTTGTGATATATCATTTGGATTTACATCTTTAATGTTATATATATCGTCCCTTGTAAGTTGTTTTTGCTCTTGAAAGTTTAATTCTAATGACATTTCTGATGGCGCGCCTGATCCAAAGAACATATTACCACCGCCATCGTTATATGTTGCGGTCATTCCTGTCAGATATGAATCAAATATCCTTGGTAAATGTTTATTAATTTTATCACCTTTTAAAAATTTAATCCTAAACAGTGGCGGATATTGTAAAAATGCTTCAGAAACCTTTAATGCATACATATATTTCCTAAATGTATGCTCTATAATACGCATTGTTTCTGATTCTTCTGCTGATGATGCTACCATTTTAAATGTAAAAGCAAATTGTCTAATGTTTGAACCTTCAAATGTTGTTACAGTTGCGTCGTTTCTAGCTTGGCCAGCATCTAATAGTTGTTTATCTGTTACACCAAATGCATCTAATCCCATGTTTTTTATTAACATTGTGCCTAATCCAAGAGCTCTTAATTCGGCTTCTTTTACATCTTTAGTTCCTTCTCCAGTTGCAATTGCTTCTGCCTCATTTAGTATACCTGTGCTTAAATTACCAAAGGATGCACCATCGGCAACTGCTAAATTCTGTGGTATATACAAATGGATTTTAAATACATTTTCATCTAAACCCGCTCCAATGATTTGGAATGATATGTGATTAGCAGTTCCAGCTTCTATGTCTTCTCTGAGTGAATGTGGAAATGCTATTGTTGTTCCTGTTGCCATGTCTTTTTTCCTTATAAATAACTATAGATTAAAATACTATAGATCTATTTATAAGGTTTAATGATGAGTTATAAAGGAAAATACACAATAAAAAACAAAACTAAGTACCTTGGCGACCCAACCAAAGTAAAATATCGTTCGTTATGGGAAAGACAAACATTTAAATGGTGTGAGAATAATCCACGCGTAAAAAAATGGAATAGTGAAGAAATAGTTGTACCTTATAAATGTAAAACAGATGGTCGTTTACATCGTTATTTTGTAGATCTATTAGTAGAATTAGACAATAAAGATATCATTCTTGTTGAAATCAAACCAAAAAAGCAGACTATCGCACCAAAAAATCCTAAGCGAAAGACCAAAAGATATGTAAATGAGGTTATGACATATATGAAAAATACATCTAAATGGGAAGCTGCTAATCAATATGCATCACATAAAGGTTGGAAATTCCAGGTCTGGACTGAGGACACTTTAAAGAATCTAGGCATCAAACTACTAAAATCTTGATATAAATAGTATATATGGCAAGTTTATTTGACACATTACAGGCAAACGCATTCCGTGCAGGAATAACTGCAAGGACCAAAAAATCACGTGAATGGTTTCAAGGTAAAGTACAAGACTTAGGTAGTGTAAACAGAACACAATTACTTAAAGATACTGCACTAGATCCTACAACAAGAGAAATTGCTGGTAGTATGTATATGTATTTTTATGATCCTAAAACAAAAGAAAAACTACCTTATTATGATAGATTTCCTTTAGTGATCATGGTAGAAGATGCAGAAGGTGGATTCTATGGATTAAACTTACATTATCTGCGACCTGATGTCAGAGCTAAATTCCTTGATGAACTAATGAAATTAGCTCCTAAACAAGCCACAGATAGAAGCAGAATCACAAAAATGAAATATGATTTGCTAAAAGGTGTACAAAAGTATAAAGAGTTTAAACCATGCTTTAAACATTATTTAAGTAGCCAAATAAAAAGTAAAATGGTAAGAGTTCCAATGACCGAATGGGAAATTGCTGTATTCTTACCAACAGAACAATTCAAGAAGAAGAGCAAGACAGCAGTATGGGCTGACTCTCTTAAAATTGCTAGAGGTAGATAAACATGTACGGAAAACGTGGAAATATTGACACATTAAAAGCAACTATAGCCAAAAAAGGTGGAGTTGCTAGAACCAATAGATGGAATGTAATATTTACTCCGCCTAAGCAATCATTATTAAATTTAAATCCAGAAGCATTAGTTGGTCAATTAGCTTCTGGTGATGTACCTAGTGTTAAAAACTTAATTAACGACCCTAGGGATATAGCTATATTATGTGAATCAGTAGCTCTACCAAGTAGATCTATTTCATCTGTTGATTATATGGCAGAAAGGCAATCTAATAAGATGCCTAACGGAATTATTGATGGAGATATTGACATGACCTGGGTTTTAACTAACGATTATTACATGAAGACAATGTTTGATGGTTGGTTATCATCTATTATAGATATGGACACTTATACTTTAGGATATAAAAACGATTATTCAACTGATGTTATAATTCAGCAATTGAACATCGATAATATACCTATTTATGGTGTTAAATTAGAAAAAGCGTATCCACTTACTGTAAATCAAATTGATCTCAATCAATCAGAGAATGAGATTAGTAAGTTAACAGTATCATGGGCGTATGATAAATATATAGTAGAGGGGCCACTATCGAGTACTAAATCAGTATTAGAAAATGCAGCCTCAATACTTGGATAATATTATAGGAGAAAATTATGGCTTTGCCACAAGTGAATGCTTCTCGATATACTACGGTAATACCTAGTACGGGAACAGAAATAGAATTTCGACCTTTCTTAGTGAAGGAAGAAAAACTACTAATGGTAGCTTTAGAATCGAAAGATAATAAACTAATCGTTAGAACATTAAAGGATGTAATATTAGCTTGCACCTTTGATAAAGTTAATGTAGCTAAATTAGCTAGCTTTGATTTAGAATATCTGTTTTTACAGTTAAGAGCTAAATCAGTAGGTGAAACAGCTAAGATCGCGCTAAAATGTGCTGAGTGCGATGAAAGTATGAAACATAATGTTGTACTTGAGGACATTAAATTAAATGTACCTAAGGATGATAAGATTGTTATGCTAACCGATAAAGTTGGTATACAATTTAAATATCCATCAGTCAATGACATGGACGAATTAAATTTATCGGACATTGAAGGTTTAACACAAGAACAGCAATTAGCTGCAACTGAAACGTTAATACTAATTTCAATGGATCAGATATTTGATGAAGATGAAGTACATGCGGTAGAAAATTATACTAAAGACGAACTAGTTGATTTTGTTGGTGGCTTAAATTCAAGCCAATTTCAAAAAGTTACAGAGTGGTTCGCAGATATGCCAGCATTAAAACATACTCTTAAATGGGATTGTAAAAAATGTGAGCATAGTAATGTAGTAGAGTTAAGAGGCCTACAAAGTTTTTTTACTTAGGCCTTTCACATGATACTCTGGTAAACCATTACAAGGTAAATTTCGCGATGGCACAACATCACGGATATAGTTTAACAGAGTTAGATAATATGCTACCATGGGAAAGGGAAATATATGTGGCTTTGTTACAGCAATTCATAAAAGAAGAAGCTGATAGAAACGAAAAGTTAAAAGGAAAATTAAAATGACAGACGAAGTAATCAATAAAAAAATACAAATTGATTTAGAAGTAGATACTAATACTGTTAACTCAGGAATTAATCCATATCAGAGATGGATTTTTATGGCCAGAGCAGTTGATGCATGGAGAATCTTTCCAAGATTGTTCTTATCAGTATACATCTTTTTATTATACAAAACAGTTTTATGGTATATGGAACTACCGAATCCAACAATGGAACAATCAGGATTAATTTCAGTGATTGTCGGTGCAGGAGCAGCCTGGTTCGGTCTATATGCTGGTACATCAAAATCAAGTAAGGCATTTAACGGAGAGAAGTAATGGCCAAAGATCCTAGTGGTAAAATAGATAGTGGTTCAATAAGTGATTTAATTAAAAAGTTTGAGGCTAGAAACTCTGGTCAAGAGGAAACAGCTAGAAAGCAAATAAACAGATTAGGAAAAATATCTGAAAAAATACAGGACCAAACTAAAACAATAGACTTACAGACAAGTATGTCAAAAGAAACACAGGACAAACTGAATAGTCTACGAATGACTACCGCTGCTGGAGATCCATTATTAGAAACTTTAAGCCAAGACTTTTTAACATCTAATGCTGCACTAGAAGAAGCTATTGCATCTGGCGATCAAAAGAAAATTGAATTAGCGAGAGAACAAGTTCAGGCAGCTCAAGATGCTATTCAAAGCGAAGAAGAGAGACGAGAATCTCTTGCAAAACAAGACGAAGCCAATAGCCTATTAGCTGGTTTAGGCGATAAACTATCAGCTGGTAGAGATGCAGCTGTTGCAACAGGTGGATTTTTAGCAGGTATAGCATC